GGACTACCTGTACGGAATCTAGCTTCAAGAATACGTTGCCATAGTTCTCTAGCCCTCATGATCCCACGTATATCTTTATTGGCAGGATCAATCAAATGCCATTCAAGATCCTTCTCTACTGCTTCCATAAACTTGTCAGTGACATTGACTGCGTTAAATAGATTGAAGCATTTTCGATTGATGTCACCACCAGTGGGTACTTTAAAATTAATAAACTCAACAATGTCAGGATGACTAACATCCAAGTATGCCGCATAGCTACCTTTCCTTGTCTTACCTTGTTTATATGCAGTCATCTGACTGTCTACAACTTTCATGAAAGGTATAGGCCCAGGTGCTTTATCACTGACACCACGTACATCTGACCAGTGTCCACCTACACCACCACCTTTTACAGACAGCCATGCAACTTCTGCATTGTGATCTACAAGGGAAGTTAGATTGTCTCCAATGTAAGTGAGGAAACATGAGATAGGTAAAGCCTTGAAGTACTCACCTACACGTGGTGCATTACTAAGTACAGGGCTAGCAAACATGAACCAACCCTTAGATGCATAGTCATAGATACGCTGTGCAAATGGTTTGTTGTGACCACAGTAAGCTAATGCAGCACGAGCATATGCTTCTTGTGGGCTACGCTCCCCTGGAAGCATGTAGTAATCTTGTAGTAACTGCGTAGCTTGCTCTGACAGTAACCAATCACGGGAGATATCAATCTGTACACCGTGGTAATCCATTAATGATTCTTTCATTCTAGCCCCTCAATGTTAATGATGATATCGTCAGTCTTTGTAGCACCTATGTCGTGCATAGCATTGATGATTGCATCCTTAATCTCATCTTCAAGGTACAGTATATCTGTGTATACAGTTGGCATTTCTTTCTTATCGAATGTAACCACAAAGCTAACATCTGCATAGGCAGTGCTGTCTTCTAGATCTTCAATCTCATCGAATAACTTGAGTTGTTTCATTACTTCAATGCCCCTGTAATTTCATTGGGCTTCAATGCCCCCATCAATTCAATTGTCTTATTCAGATACCACTGAGCCTTACGTGCATCCTCTAGTGGCTTACTCTTGTGCATCATGCGAATGGTGTACTTTAATACATTACCACGGCAATAAGCAATAGCACCTTCTATTCCTAGTGTATCTACAATGACATCGATTGTTTCGTACTTACCCATGTTGTAATGGGCAGGGCTGTTTACCATGTCCATGATTACGCATTCCCTTTAGTCTTAGTCCAAGCATTTAATTTGTACACATTATCTGCTGAGCCAATCATCTGTTCTACTTCATCTAGTTTATCTTGATCAAGTAACTCACCACGATCTATGTAGTCAATCATTGCTTTCATAACTTGATGATGAAACTCTTCATCCTCAGTGATCAAACGAAAGCATGTGATCATCATGTTAGTAAGTTCTTCAATAGCCCCTATTGATTCCTCTGAGCCTTTATCTACAGGCATAATAGCAATATTAAGATCTAATGTACCTGTCCATGTACCGTCTTTCTCAAAGTTAGGACTTAGTACAAGTGCTACATCATCGTCGTTAAATACATTATCAAGATTCATTTTGCTTTTTATCCTTAAAGATAATTAGTTTCTCTGGAAAATAACTCTTGGGTGATTCTTCTGCCCATTCTAGTGGGACATACTTAACTGCATACTGGAATCCATTCTTCTCACACCAGGATGCATAGGTACTTTTAGATACTTTACTTAGCTTTCTATCTGCCCTTTCAAACACAAACCTTACATCAAGCATTGGGTGTTGCTGCTTGATAAGTAAGTGCTTGCGTCTATCTTGTGAAGTAAATAAACCTTTAGTCTCTACTATAACACCATTGGGAAGTAAGAAGTCAGGTGTATATTTTCTATACATAAGATCTTCCCATTCGATCTTAATGTGTTCGTACTTAGCATGTATACCATTCTCTTTTAAATGCTCTTGTACTTTAACTTCTAACCCACTTCTGTAGCCATACTTTTTGCCTACAGCCCAGGCTTTACGGGTGTCATGTATTGTCTTTACTTTCATTTTCTTTCTTCTTGATAAAGACATACGAGACAGTTGGGGGATTTTCTGCCCTTGAGACAAGTGACGGTCTTTCTTCAAGACCTTCCCAACATGCGTACCTGTAACTGCACCACTGACACTCTTTGCCAAGGACTTTGTTACCCGTTGGCTTGTTGTAATATGTTTCTTCCTCTGCCTCATAGCACCTGCGAAATATATTCTCTTCAAGTTCTGCGGCGATTGCTTTGATATTCTCCGCATGTACATCAACATTCAAACCATCTGCAGGTACATACTTAAACTGTCCTGTAGCTTTATTAACTACCCACCATCCTCCTGCTTCTATGCCCATAGCTTTAGCGTAACCAGCTAGCTGTGCTAGATACCCAAAGGAATCACCATCAGCAAGAGATTGGAAAGATTTAAACTTATTCTCATAGGACCACGGTGAGGCAGACTTAATATCATCTACCTTACCGTCCATGACAATATCGGGTGTACCATGAATCTTGTACTCACCTAGATCAAGGGTGACCCTCTCTCCATCTGAGTATGCTACGCCTGTCTGTTTAAGCAATCCCTTGAATATAGCTTCAATGATATCGCCTATCATCATGTTCATGACGAAGTTAGTACTATGCGGTATTGCCTTATGTGGCTCATTCTTATCGAACCACAATTGGCAATACGCTCTGCCTACGTTAGACATACGTAATGAAAATCCATTGTCTAACTTATCTACAAACTGCCGAGTTAAGGCAGCACGTATGTCCTCTACAATCTGTTCAATCACTTCTGGCGATAACGTACTATCACCAAACCGTAGATTGGAGAGGTACTGGTGTACCCTAAGCTCGGCAGGATGATTCATTAGGCAGCTACATCCACATCGACAAACTCTTCGACAAGCGTATCATCACGCTCCTGGTCTTTCTTAGCTGACCCCTCATTAAACTTCTTAATGATGTAATCATTATAATTACTAATCCAATCATTGAAGTTAGCAAAGGTTACCTGATCCTTATCTTCTAAGGCAAGCACATTACCAAAGTCCACATTAAATGTTGGTGTAAAGAACTGCTCGCCATTAGGAAGTGGATTAGCTTCTGTACCAAGGTGTACCGAATGCTGAGGTAACAGACGGTTCTGCTTAGCAAACAGAGCAATGACTGCACCTGCAGATTTAAATGCATCCTTGTTGTCAATTTCCCAAATGAATGGGATATTGTTATCAATCATAACAGGCTGACCATCTGCAGTGTATGCATCATTGGCTGAGATCTCACCAAACAATACACGTACACGCTTGATAGATTTCATCAATGTCTTAACTTCAGTGGGCAATGCACTATAATCCTTGATCCAACCTGAAGGCTTACCACAATTAAACCCACCCCGGTTATCCCTGAGATCTGCATTAAGATCTTTATCCATCACTGTCTTAATGTAAATGTTGGGTTCACCTTTTACGAATCGCTTGTACATGAATCGTTGATTAAACAAACGAATGCTAGGATTCTGTAGGTAGTAATCTATTTCATTGTAGTTAAGAACATACAAGCCAGCTTCAAGAACTTCTACTTTCTTGATCTTGCCTTTGATCTCTTCTTCACCCATCACTGCCTTGTGACTAATCTTCAAGCGAGCCAGATTGCTTGATTGCTTGGAAGTCTTCATGTCCACTGACATGCCCATAGCATCTGCCATTGCAGCGAAGTTGCCATTGTTTACGAGTGTTAAACTTGTACTCATTTCAAATCCTTAGTTTAAAGTTGAATGCCTTTTGATAAATTATCATGTTTCGGAAGGTACTGCAAGTTCCATGGCACGTTTAAGCCACAAACATTCTTACCACAAAGCGGAACTATGTGGTCTACATGAAAGCCCTCCGGTCTTTCTTTGTAAAAGTTTAGCATACTTGATATATGATCATCGGTCAACCATACAGGGGTTGCTCTCTTTTCCCTTCCTCTTCTTTTTGCATTGTTTAAGTAGTACCTGTTTCTATTTTTAGCATACTCTCTTTTTGATTGCTTTGACCGTACTTCTTTGTACTTTTCTGTTTTTAATGCAGCATAGTACCTAGTCTTGGAGCATGTATAACAAGAGTAATTTGAAACAAATCTTTTATCTATATGTCCTTTTTTGCAAGCCGCCCCCACGAAAAAGAATTTGTCTCCCTTTGATACCGCCTCAGCCCGTGTAACATATTCCATCAAGACCAATCCTCCTGTTCTAACCAGCTACTTCCTATACTACCCTCCATAACTATGGGTATATCCGTGTCAATAGAAAATCGTTTACATATAAAACTGTTTAGGTTTTTATTAACGTCGTCCATAATACTTTTTACAGCATCAATTTCTTCTGGGTGTATATCTATGACAATAGAGTCATGAACCGAATTCACAATGCAAGACTGTAAATACTTAAGCCTATTATGTATATCTACTAAAACAGCAGGAACAATATCCGCAGTTGCAAAAGACTGCACGGGGTAGTTTTTAATTTGAGTAAAGTGAGTTATAGTGCCATCTCTCTTTCTTTTAACATCTGGAAATGAAAACTCTCTACCACTTGGGACTTTAATATATCCATAGCTAAGTACCTGTCGGGCTAAAGATTTGTGCCACGTGGCTATTCCCTTATATTTTTCCACAAAGTGTTCGTAATAGGCTGCCTCTGCTGGTGTTCTTCCGTAACCTGTTGCTCCGTATAGTGGGGCAAATGTATGAGCTTTAGCATCTTGTCGAGTTGTTGTTTGGCCTGCCTCCGTAATAACCTTTGCTGTGTACGAGTGGACATCAAATCCTTCTTGGACTTCTTTTTTAATTTGTTCATCTTGCGAGAGAATACCAGCTACTCGGAACTCCAATTGAGCAAAATCCCATTCTGAAATTTTGCCGCCGCCCCATCTAGAAATAAAAACTTTTTTAATTGGAAAGGTTTTACCTCGTGGCATATTCATCATGTTAGGATTTGCACCTGCTAATCTTCCAGTAGCTGCAATATGTTGATTCAACCTAACATGTAATAGCCCATCTGGTTTTACAAAAGCTGCAATGCCATCCACGAAATTGCTAAGGTAACTGTCCAGGGCTGACAGTCTTCTGAGCTTACTTAAAAACTCAGATGCCTCATGCATTTGCTTTGATACAGCTACCCTTTCAAGTATTTCGAGGTTGTCTTTTGATGTACCGAAACCATTGGCTGATGCCCACTTTGAGTTGGGGGCTGTGAACTTGAGTCCTGCGACATCTTTCGTCTGCTCATAGATAAAGCCTGAGCCATTACATGCATTGCATTTCGTAGCCCTCTTGAATGCTGAACCATCTTTTTTAACTTTATAGATAG